AAAGGTAGCGACGACGGACGATTCATTGGAACTAATGTGCTCAACGAAGCATTCCTTGAGCGATTCCCTGTGACCTTCGAGCAGGAGTATCCCTCACCTGCTACCGAACAGAAGATCCTTAGTAAGATCTGTAAGGATGAAGAGTTCTGCAAGCGTCTCTCTGACTGGGCAGACATCATCCGTAAGACCTTCTATGATGGTGGTATTGAGGAGATCATCTCCACTCGCCGTCTGGTCCATATCGTCAAGGCATACAGCATCTTCAACGATAAGGCAAAGGCAATTCAAGTCTGTGTTAATCGTTTCGATGATGAGACCAAGCAGGCATTCTTGGAACTGTATGATAAAGTCGATGCTGACTTCGTGATGCCCGTTGACGAAACCCCTACAGTTTGATATAATTATGGCTAACTCTTGGTCCTTTCTATTTGATGAATTGAACATGACTAAATCTCTTGGTGAAGAAATCTATGAGGACATGCTAGATATGAATGCAAAACGTGATACAAGTCAGGACTTCTGGAAAGAAGATGGATTTAGTTTGACTGGTAATCCTGCTTCTGCTTCTCCTGATACAATCGTTTTTGGCAGTGGTCTGCCTGGAGGTACGGGTGAAGACCATATCACATTCACCAGCACTGGGTATGATGGACTTGATCTTGGTGACCCTGGTCCCTTTGCCGCACAACCTGTTCCCTACGATAGTTTTTTCAGTGTAGGTGAAGACTCTGTTTCTTTTGATTTGAAAATGTCTGAAACTAAAAACAACAAATACAAATACAGTGAGGATGTAATCCTCAAAGAACTGACCGATTATATTGCTGGCACATACAATCAGCACTATTCTGCTGGTGATGATAAAATCCAAACACTTGATTTGATTGAAGCATGTGGTGATGGTGAATCCTTCTGCCGCAGCAACATCCTCAAGTATGCTTCTCGTTACGACAAGAAAGGCACCGCACGTCGTGACATTTTGAAGATTTTGCACTATGCTGTTCTTCTGATGCATTTCAACGACAAGAATGCACAACGTGAAACCTACCCACAGTGAAACTGAGACCTTCCAATACTATGAAACTGTCCGATAAAACTATCTCTGTCCTGAAGAACTTCTCTTCGATCAATCAATCGATCCTCTTCAAAGAAGGTAGCAAACTTCGCACCATCAGCTTGATGAAAAACATTCTTGCTGAAGCAACGGTAACTGAAGACTTTGCAAAAGACTTCGGTATCTATGACCTCAACCAGTTCCTTAATGGTTTGAGTCTGCATCAAAGTCCCGAACTTGACTTTGCTAATGATGGATATGTTGTTATCCGTGAAGGTAAGTCTCGCTCCAAGTATTTTTTTGCAGATCCTAATGTGATTGTTACTCCTCCTGAGAAAGCAATCAATCTTCCCACAGAAGATGTCTGCTTTGAACTCTCTACTGCTGTGCTTGACAAACTGCTGAAAGCAGCTGCTGTTTATCAACTACCTGACATTTCTGCCGTTGGTGAAGCAGGTGTTGTAAAACTGGTGGTTCGTGATAAGAAGAATGATACTTCTAATCGCCATGAAGAGATTGTTGGTGAGACTGAAAATGAGTTTTGTTTCAACTTTAAAGTAGAGAACATCAAAGTCCTGCCTGGAACATATGACGTAGTTGTTTCTCAAAAACTGCTGTCTCGATTTACCAGTAAGAACCATGATCTTACTTACTATATCGCTTTGGAACCTGACTCTACCTTTGGTTGATGAAACACATCCTTTTTACCCTTCGGGGTTGTCCGTTTGAACTCCTTGATGACAAAGAGTTCATTCGGATGCTTTTGTATAGAGCAACAAAAGAATGTAAAGCGACTTTACTAAACTTGGCAGTACATAAGTTTGATCCGCAAGGTGTAACTAGTATTGCTATGCTTGCAGAGAGTCATATTTCCATTCATACTTGGCCTGAGAAAGGCATGGCAGTTTGCGATGTCTTTACCTGTGGTGATACCGCAGAACCTCAACTTGCTGTAGAATATATGAGAGAGCAATTGAAGGCAACTGATATTGTTTCTCAAGAATTTGTTCGTCCTTTAGAATGATTATGACTCCTAATCCTATTAGTCCTGTAAAGAATACTAGACAGACATACAGCAAATACTTGGAGAAAGTGATTACTGAAGTTCAAGTTCAGTTTGCTGATGAAACTCCTGCATGGATTCCTCTAGAGACCCTTTTGGCGATCAAGAGAACTAACTGATTTATTTTATTATGCGTGATGAATTTCTCTGGGTTGAAAAGTATCGACCCAAAACTATTGAAGAATGTATTTTACCAACAAATATTAAGAAGACCTTCCAAGATTTCCTAGATAAAGGAGAGATCCCAAACATGCTGCTGGCTGGTCCCGCAGGATGTGGTAAGACTACTGTAGCAAAGGCACTGTGTAACGAACTGGGGGTAGATGTCTATGTCATCAATGGATCGGATGAGGGACGCTTTCTTGATACGGTCAGAAATACTGCAAAAAATTTCGCTACGACCGTATCACTTCAAGCAACTGGCAAACACAAAGTCATCATCATCGATGAGGCTGATAACACAACAAACGACGTACAACTCCTACTTAGGGCGTTTACAGAGG